ATTATGGTGCAGGTAAAACAGGTTTAGATTATGCAGTTAAAAAAATAACAGAAGTATATGTTAATTTTAATCACAATGAAAATAAAAATTTTGTTTATGTTATAACGGTTCCACACTCTTTCAGAAGAATGTTCTTTGAAGACAATGGAACAGCTCGTAGAACTTGGGATAAACCAGTTGCTGCAGAAGTAAATGAGTATAATCATTACTTATATTTCTATCATCATTATGAAATTCTAAATCGTTTAGTCGGTAGAGATAAAATCATATGGGGAACTTGGGACGATGAAATTCCAAAGAATATGATTGATGTGTTCTTTGATTTACACGACTATGCTGGAAGACATCCAGGTATTGAATCTCACAAACTATATGCAGAACAAATAAAAACCATAATGAGAGATAATGGTTGGTATAATGAAGGTAAATAAGAAAGTCAGACATAGTGTAGAGAGATTCTACTACGACAATTACCAAGTTGCTTCAGAAGAAAAGATAAGGGATTTGGGTGGTAATTATCCAAAAGGAGAACACGGATTAAAACTTTATCAACATAAAGATGATGAAGGTAATTATATTTATGTTAATGATGACGGGGAATATGTTAAATCACATTTAGAAGCCCTTAACATATATCAGACTAAATTAAAGGGTGGAAGACAACACGACCCAATCTATAATGATGAAAATGTAGGACGACAAATCTATACATTTGGTTGTAGTTGGACTTATGGTTGGGATTTAGAACAAGAACAAACCTTTACTCATTTATTGGGTGATGAAAATACAGCAGTTCATAATTGTGGGGCAGGTGGAACAGGTTTAGATTTCGCAGTCAAGACTTTATCAGAAGTTTATATGCCAACATCAACAAGACAATTATTTATCATAACAATACCACACACATTTAGAAGAACTTGGTTTGATGAAGACGGAGTAGTTTATAAAGCTTGGGCAATTCCAGAGAAATATAACTATAATGATTATAATATTTATTTTAGTTTCCTACATCAATGATGTAGAATTTGATTGTGTTGACTATACGAACACAAATCATCCAGGCCCAGAATCAAATAAATTATATGCTGAAAAATTAAAGAAAATTATAGATGAACGATATGAAGCAAATAAGATTTCAAAGACTATGTAATGGACATTGGCCATTAGAAGAATTGCCTAATGGTTGGGAGTATCATACCGAAGAACCTACGATAGAATTATTAGAGTCAGGTTTAAATTTATTTAAAAAACAGATAGATAATTATGACGGAATGTGGAACATTGATGATTACTTTTGGAGAGTAGAAAATGGTAGAAAGTTTCATTACATTACCAAAGATAATAAAATAATATCATTTGTTTGGCAGTCACCAAGTGGTAAAGTTAAAAAGAGTTGGAATAAGACAGGTTCACCCGTATATGACACACCAAGTTTCTTTAAAAACAATAATGTTGAAATTATGAATGTCGGTAAGGACAATAGCTATTCATACAATACTTGGATTTGTGATGAATACAGAGGTTTTGGAAAGCATATGAATTTAAGGTCATTTAGAGAAATGGAAAAATTAGGTAAAAAGTCTATAATTCACGACGTTGAAATGTGGAATAAGTCCACAATAATCCATTGTATTAAATATTTAGAATCAGATATTGTTGATTTGTTGGAAAAATGATATTTATATATAGGAAAACATTATGTCAGTAGAAAGTAAATCAAAAAACTTATTAAATTATATCACAGGAAGTGGTGGTGGTTGGCCAAGTAATACCAATATTGGTGTTATATCTGGTGTTGACTACATCAAACAAGAAACCACAGATAATATATATTTTAATGAAATGAATACTAATTGTGGTATTTATGGTTCATACAATGAACAATCCGCATCATTTGACTTGGTTGCAGACTACGCCAACGAAAAAGGTTGTTCAACTGCATATATTTATGGTCATAATGATTCTGGTGGTAGAAATCCAAAATCATTTCAAGAACCAATTATAAGTGCGAGTTTTGCAAAACACAATATTTCAGTAAATTTTGAATATAATGACAACACATCACACACTTATTTTGCACAAAGAGGAGAAAATCAATACACAGGAAGTTTTCATTTGTTTATGCAATCGCCGTGGTATAGTGATGACAATTTATTAGAAATTGTTAGTGGTTCATTTAACAAAAATACTTTTAGAACTATCTTAAATTCATCACCAGAAAGTGCAAGTTTAATTCCATTATTTAATACGGGTTCATTTTCAGATACAAATGCATATCATCCAGATTTTGTAGTTAAAAATCCTGCAAATGACGGAACAACTTTTGATAATACAATTTTATTTCATAAGTATGTTTCATCAAATCCTACCTATCAGAATTCAATAGATAGTGGGTCATTAATTGAAACCTATATTGTTCCAAGTGGTTCAACAATAGGAACACAAGGATACTTCAGGGTGGGGCAAAGTGAATATTTGATGACACCAGATAAACAAATTTTATTAAGAGATAACATCAATTCTGATGTAACAAAACGACCTAAATTTATATTAAGTGGTGATAGATATCATATGCAAAGTGCTTTATTACTCTCAACCGCAAGTGGAAGTTTAATTCGTATGTATGACAATTCAACAGCACAAGTTCAAGATGTAGAAGTGGGTGATGTTGTAAAATCATACAAACCTGCAGGAATGCCAGATGAATTTTTCCAAGATGATTGGTTGAGTTATAGTTCAACTGATTTGAGTGGTTCAGTCGCATCAGGTTCAGTTGTTGTTAGAACATTTAGTGATAATTTTTATGGGTATTATTTAATTAATGGTTCTATAAAAATGCCAAGAAATAGGGGTGGAGCAAAATATTTCTTAAAACAAGGAGATACTTGGACTTGGAAATTACCAGATGATATGTCAACAGGAGATTATCTTTTAGATAAAGACGGAAATGAAGTGGAAATTACTTCAAAAACAGAAGTAGCACAAGAAGAAACATTTTATTCATTAGATGTTGAGGATATTGATACATACTTTACATCAGATATTTTAGTTCATAATATTCCACCTGGTAAATGTTTTGTTGAGGGAACAATGATTACATTATCAGACGGAACATATGAAAGAATAGAAGATATAAAAGTTGGTGCTGTTGTGAAATCTTATGATATAGAAAATAATAAACTAATTAATTCAATCGTAGAGGAAATAGATACACCAGACCACACTAATATAGTTGAGTATGTTTTTAGTGATAACACGAAAATAGAATGCACAGATGACCACCCATTTTATATAGTGGGGGATTCTGAAGTAGATTCAGATTATAAAGCACCATTAAGATTAGATGATAAAATTATGAAAGATGATTTAACTTGTGCAGAATTAGTAGGGTGGAGGCCAAGAAATAAGGGTAGAGTTAAAACTTATAATCTTGGTAAATTAAGTAACAGTAATAATTATTTTGCAAATAGGGTTTTAGTTTCAGATGAGTCAGATACAGAATAACGATTTTAAATATTTAATTCAAATACCAAACTTTCTTTCAGAAGAAAAGTGTGATGAATTATTACAAGACATAATGGAATCTGAAAAAGATGTAACGGGTTGTGTTGGAGATGAACAAGGAAAAAATGCAATCATACCAGAAATTAGAAAAACTAATGAGTGGTATTTATGTGAACAAGAGGAAAATAAATTCAGACCAACAAAACCAAACAAAGATTGGAAATGGTTACAAGATAAAATGTTTCAAATGGCCAATATCGTAAATGATAAAGTATTTCATTTTGATATTGACGGGTGTGATGATGAATTAAAATTAATAGAATATACAGAGGGTGGATTTTATGGTTGGCACACAGACTTTAATGCAGGAACTTGTTCAGTTAGAAAAATTGTAGGAATTGTTCAACTCACAGACCCAAGTGAATACGAGGGTGGAGATGTTCAATTTGGTATCCAAGACAAAGATACAAAAGAGTGGTATTCAATGAATAAATTGAAAGGTTCAATAACTTTCTTTCCGGCATTTCTATGTCATAATGTTGTTCCAATCAGTAAAGGTAAACGATATGTAATTCAAGAATTGTTTATCGGTGACCACTTCAAATAAGGATAAAAATGTATAAACCAATAGATATGGAAAGTTTGAAGTTAAATCAAAACTTCAAATGGGTAGTTGAAAAAAGTAATTTCTTTTCACAAGAAGATTGTGATTTTATGATAGAGCATATCGATAAAGAATCTACACGAAAACAAGGACACTACACAGGTGAAGAAAATCCGGTTTGGGAAGAAGAACCAGTTATGGACGATGGTGTTTGTATGTTAAATATCAGTAGAACAACGGAACAAAAATATCTTGATAAGTTTTGGACAGCCATAAAAATAGCAGACCAAACAATTTATAAATACAACATTAAAGGTATTTACGATAATAGACTACAAGCACACAGATATGATATTGGAGATTGGTATAATCCACATTCAGATTTCCACCCGATAAAGAATTTTAGTTCAGTAAAGCTAACTTGTATTGTATTTTTAAATACAGATTATGAGGGTGGAGTATTTAGTTTGTTTGACGGAACAATAGTCAAACCAGAAGTAGGGAAATTAATAATACACCCTTCATTTGCCGGACACGGTGTATCACCAATAACAAAAGGAAATAGATATTCTTGTGTGTGTTGGGGAGTAGGAGATACGTTCGTATGATACAAAACGATACATTTAAATTTGTAGTTCATAGAGAGGACTTTTTATCATTGAGTCAATGTCAGAAACTAATGAGATATTTAGAAACAGGACAACCGACTGAATCAGAACTTGCTGGTAATTATGAAGAAAATATTTTAAATAAAGAAGTTCGTGATAACAAAGAAGTTACAATTAAAAACGAACAGCTCAGAAATAAATTAAAAATGGTATTTGAATTGTCCAATTTATCTATTTGGAAATACAACATACAAGAAATGGAAAAGGTCAAAATACTACGATACGAAAATGGTGGTAAATATAAATGGCATACTGATTGTGGTTCAAAAGAAACATCATTAAGAAAATTAACCGCAGTCGTTCAACTATCAGACCCAGATAATTATGAGGGTGGAAATTTAGAATTTGGAATTACAGACAAATCAGGTAAAAACAATTACACCGCACCAAGAACACGAGGAAGTATTACAATCTTTCCTGCGTTCTTATCACATAGAGTTACACCAATCACAAAAGGAAGACGATATTCATTAATAACTTGGATGTTAGGGGATTGTTTTGTATGAGATTAGCATTATGTATATGCCCACAATGGTCGGTTCAAACACCGTCCTTTGCGATTGGTAGTTTAAAATCACACATTAAAAACAAAGATGTTGAAGTTGAACAATTTGACTTAAACATTTTGTCTTCATTATATACAAAAGAAAAAAATATAGAAAAGTTTTGGGATTGGGGTAATGATACGCCTTGGAATTCTGAATCTAATTTTAAAGATGAAATTTTACCACACTTTAAAGATTTATGGCACGAGTATATAGACAAACTATCTGAATATGATATTGTCGCATTTACAACTTATACATCAAATATCGTAACAACAGATTATATTGCCAGATACTTAAAACAAAAGAATAAGGATATACAGATTTGGTATGGTGGGCCTTACTCTTGGTATTCTGATTGTAGTGGATTAGTTGAAAATGATAATTATAGGGAGTTTGTAGATGTTGCTTGTGGTTCGGGTGATGGAGAGAAAATTATTTCTGAATTAGTAAATCGTTATATGGAAGACGGACACTATGAAAACGTAAAGGGTATTTATCGTTGGGATAAAATGACACCAAGTTTCCCTACTGTACTGAAAAAGGGTCGTAGTGGTAGAAAGCCAGTTTTTAATGGTGGTATATTACCACAAAATCTAAATGAATTAGAAACACCAAGTTGGGATACCAAAATAATAGACGATTATAAAAAATTAGCAGAGTTATTTGATTTGGAAGTTACATTACCAATGCAAACTTCAAGGGGTTGCACCTTTAAATGCACATTTTGTAGTGAAACAAGACTATATAGATATAAAAATAATGAAAAGATTGTTGATGAAATGAAAGGATTAGAAAATGAAACTGGCATAAACAACTTTTGGTTTACGGATTCATTAATCAACGGGTCAATGCCATTGTTTAAAAAGCTTGTAAATAAGTTAGAGGAAGAAACAGAAAACGGAAACATACCAAAAATGTATTGGGGTGGACATTTCAGAACACATAAGAAACTTGACGGAGAATTACTATCAAGAGCAGTAAATGTTGGACTAAATTATATGAATGTTGGGGTGGAAAATGGAGTGAATAAGATACTGGCATTAATGGAAAAAGGACAAACTTCTGATGATGTTAGTCATTTCTTAAAATCAGCTCACGAAAGTAATGTATTTTATAATGCAAATTGGATACCAGGTTATCCAAAAGAGAATCATATGGACTTTATGTTACAATTAAAATTTCTATATGACAACCACAAATACTTTGGAAATAATGGATTGTTAAACTTAATGCAATCAACAGATATATTAGACCACACACCATTAGATGTTTATAGAGATGACTTTGATGTTTCAAAGGAAAAAACAATTTTAAGCGCTTGGACTTCTAATGATTACAAAAATACATTGATGATTAGACACTTAAAAGCATTCTTTATAGAGGTAATGTTAAAGTCATTTCAATTTACAAAAGAGGGCGAGGAATTAATAGGAGATGATTTTTCATACGCCACACCAAAAGAAAAGGGTGGAAAGCCACCATATTATAGAGCAAGAATTAGAGAGAACTCTTTACAGGTTAATGATGTAGAGGTGGAATTGAAACAAAAGAAAGATAATAGTATTTTTACGAACGAATTTCTAATGTCAACAGAACAAAATAATGTCGTTGATACGATTGAAAATGAAGTTGTAAAAACAATCAAGGGTTTCGCTTGGGTATTGGTAAATGTAACAAATAAATCTAATATTAATTTTATCATTAGAGATAACTTTAAAGGATACAATTTAAAAGACTCACATTTTAATTGTAATTTCTCACTCAAATCAGATGGAGATGAATTTGAACTTGATGTGGAGTATGGACTTAAGATTGCAAATGCAGATAAACAACTATTTGATGATACAGACAAATTAGATTTTGTTGCAAGAAATAATATTAACATTAAAGATAATGTCAGTAAATATCAATATTCAGATGAGGTTAATGAACTTTATCAAGATAGTATAGATTATGATAGACATAAGGTTTCATTTGCAAGAACAGAAATGACAAATCAATACTAAAAAAATTACATTTTGAGATTGCTATGAACTATTTATTTATATCTAAAGGTTATTCACTATGAAAACAAAAACACTATTTGACCACATAAAACAAATTACTAATGTTCAAAACCAACATTATTGGGAGAACATAACTGATGCAGATAAAAAGACTTGGAACAATTATATGGTGCATAGATTTTTATCAATGAAACCAGAGTGGATTGAAGTTGTAAATGAAATACAACAATATTGGGAATTGAAACCTAAAACGGTATATCAATTCTATACAAATCTACTACCAAGAGGAAATACATATTTAAGATATACGAAATCTAAAAAGAAATCAAAGATTGAGAAATGGGCTATGGAATATTTATGTGATTATTTTGAAGATAGTTCAGAAAATATAGAGAAAACGCTTGACATTATGGGTAAAGATGTTGTAAATTCAATCTTATCCAAATATGGTATAGAAGAAAAACAATTAAAAAAAGTATGGAGTAAATAATGGCGATTAAAGACGCACCAACAAAAGTTATTGATGATGTCGGACAAGAATATGACCCGACACAAGAGAAAGAAAATCTTGGATTGAGAACAAGTGAGTATGAAAAAGAAATGGTAGACACACAAGATGTCGTAAGATATATGGAACATAAGTATCCAGAGATGACGGCAGAGTTTCTACAAATACAATCAGAACAATATGAATTGTTCTTAAGAAAACAACACGACTACGGCCCACAAAATGTGGCAGTTGGTTCGTTGTTGAAAACCAAAGAAGATATTAAGTTATCATTATTGGGGTTATGGTTCAGAATACAAGACAAGACTGAAAGAATCAAAACTCTATTGATGAGAGATGACGGAAATTCAGTTCAAGATGAACCAGTAGTGGATAGTTATAATGATATATCGGTATATGGAATTATGGCACAAGTAGTATCGAGGGGCAAATGGGCCAAATAGGAATAATAGGACAAGGATATGTCGGAACTGCATTAAAGACTGGTTTTAAACCACATTATAATGTAGAAACATATGATAAGTTTGATTTAGCTAAATCAACACGAAGTAGTATTAGAGGTGTAGTAGATAATTCAGATGTAATATTCGTATGTGTTCCAACACCAATGAGACAAGACGGAAGTTGTTATACAGGTATTGTAGAAGAAGTCGTTAGAGAAATTAATGAAACAGCAAATGGACATATTGTAGTGATTAAATCTACGGTTCCACCAGGCACAACAGACAAGTTACATAGAAAATATAGAAAAGTCAAGGTAATTTTTAATCCAGAGTTTTTAACAGAAGCAAATTTCATAGAAGATTTTAAAAACCAAAACAGAATTATATTGGGTGGAACAAGAAATGGAACAAATAAAGTAAGACAAATATATTCAAGAGTATTTCCACAAGCAACCATTGTAAAGACAGGTGCAAAACACGCAGAAATGGTAAAGTATTTTACTAATTGTTTCTTGGCAACCAAAGTATCATTTGCAAATGAAATGAAATACATTTGTGATAGTATTGATTTAGATTATGATAAGGTTGTAGAGTATGCGACTTATGACGAAAGATTAGGAAAATCACATTGGGCAGTTCCAGGCCCAGATGGTGATTTAGGATTTGGTGGACATTGTTTACCAAAAGATTTATCAGCAATAATTAGTTCATTTGAAACACTTGGATTATTAGAAGCAGTAGAACAAGTAAATGACCAAGTTCGTGAGGATAGAGATTGGGAAAAGATGAAAGGTAGAGCAGTAATCGATGGCTAGAATAAGTTATAGTCAATTCTCTCAATGGGATAAGTGTCCATATACTTGGAAACTTAACTATGTAGATAAGGCCGAAACATTTAAAGGTAATATCTACACATTGTTTGGTAGTGCCATTCACGAAACAATTCAGGCATATTTAGTTTGTTATTATGAACGAACAATCAAAGAGGCAGATTCTTTACCATTAGACGAAATTCTAATGTATCGTATGAAAGAGAACTATAAACAATCCAAAGAAAGACACGGAGATGAGTTTGAAGTTACGAAAGAAGAAATGGCAGAGTTCTATGAAGACGGCATAAATATTATTAATGAGTTTCTAAAAAAGAAAACAAGTTATTTTTCAAAGAAAAGAACAGAATTAGTTGGTATTGAGATGAAATTAAATTATGATTTACCAAACAAAATGAAGTTTAATGGTTATATGGATGTTGTTTTACACGAGAAGAAAACAGGCCGTATTAAAATCATTGATATTAAATCATCTACTATGGGTTGGAATAAGTATATGAAAGCCGATAAGAACAAAACTAATCAGTTATTATTGTATAAATATTTTTTATCAAAACAATTAGAAATATCAATAGATAAAATAGATGTTGAATATTTAATATTAAAGAGAAGATTATATGAAAATATAATTTATCCACAAAAAAGATTACAGGCATTTACGCCAGCAAGTGGTAAACCGAGTATTAATAAGGTTATGAAAAGGTTACAGGAATTTATTGACGAGTGTTTTGATGATAAAGGTAAAATCATCGCAAATGAATATGAAAAATGTGAAAAACACAAAAAGTGTAGAATGTGTAAGGACTTATAATGATAACACCAAGTTTAAGAATTAAAGTAACAGACTTTTTAGCAACAGATTTTGAAAATGATGTTTTTCAAGAGTTAATGCGTATAAAACAATTACCATATTTAAAGGGTGTTAATTTTCCTTTATATCTTTGGTATGATAGAGAAACAGAAGTTGTAGATTTAAATACATTGGAACAATTTATTGTATATTGGAAAGCATCAGGAGAATACGGAACAAAAATAAGTATTCACCCAGAACCATTTGATGACGGAAACCATTTTATTTGGTATGATATTAGACCAAAGTATATGGAAGAAAAAGTTAGAAAACAATTAATAATTCCTTTTATGCAATATTATAGATTTGCATACACTTATTCAGACCCAAAAACTGGCATTTTAGAAGGACTACAAGATTTCCAAGAAAAATATAAATTTGTAAATCGTGATACCCTACCTGGAGAATTTAAAAGAAAACAAAAGAGAAATGATGATGAAGATAGCAATCATAGGAAGTAGAGCATATACAAATAGAAAGAGGATACAAAACTTCTTGTTTGAATTACAAATGAGAGAGCCAGAAGTTGAGATTGTTAGTGGTGGTGCAAAAGACGGAGCAGATAAATACGCAAAGAAATTTGCATTAGATTTTGGATTAAAATATAGTGAATTTCCACCAGAACACGAAACACATAATGTCCATTGTGTAATGGAGGCATTCAAATATGGTAAACCTTATAATGTGGGATACTATCACAAAAGAAATAAAGATTTAGTAAAGTATAGTGATAAGGTTGTGGCATTTTGTAAAGAGGGAGAAATAACTAACGGAACTAAATCAGCATTAGAATATTCTAAAAAAATTAATAAAAAATTCGTTATTTTAAGTTGAGGATGATATTTATATATACATATATACAGAATAATTATGAGTAGAAATAAAGAAGAAAAATTAACATCAGTAAAAGTCATTGATGAGCTTTATAAAAAGTTTAGAGAAAAGTCTATTCGTGATGACTTTTCATTACAGAAATTAGTAAATCGTAGTATTGATTTATTTGTTTATGATGAGGAGTTTGCGAAGAAGATTATGGATTATGAAAATTTAGAGGAGAGTGGCTCCAAATACTAACATACGGAAGAGGTTTTATGGATTTACCAAAATTAAAAAAGGTTACAGAAAATAAGAAGAAGAAAATTCTATTACTTTCAGATGATTTGAGAATGTCAAGTGGTGTCGGAACAATGTCAAGAGAAATTGTCATTGGAACACTAAAGGAATTTGATTGGGTTCAAGTTGCTGGGGCAATAAAACATCCAGATAATAATAAGGTTGTAGATTTAAACGATTCAGTTAGAAAAGAAACTGGAATTGAAGATGCATACTTAAAATTATATCCCACCGATGGCTATGGTAATCAAGATTTATTAAGGTCAATCATCGAAACAGAAAAACCAGACGCAATTTTACACTATACAGACCCAAGATTTTGGGGTTGGTTGTATAATATGGAGCACGAAATCAGACAAAATATTCCAATATACTATTATAATATTTGGGACGATTTACCTTATCCACGTTGGAATGAACCATTTTACGAAAGTTGTGATTTAATTATGAATATTTCAAAGCAAACACACAACATTGTTCAAAATGTTTGTCAACATAAAGAAAGAACAGATTGGGATTCAACTTATGTTCCACACGGAATTAATGAAAAATTCTTTTATCCAGTTATAAATGAAAAAGAAAGATTGGAAATGAACAAAATGAAATCAGAAATATTTCAAGGTAAAGATGTAGAGTTTTGTTTATTTTATAACAACAGAAACATTAGAAGAAAAATGACTTCGGATACTCTTTTAGCATTTAAAGAATTTGCAAACAGATTACCAAAGGAAAAAAGAGATAAAGTTGCATATGTTTTACATACTCAACCAGTTGACCAAAATGGAACAGATTTGCCAGCAGTTGTTCAAGAGATATGTCCAGATTTAAATATAATATTTTCTACCAATAAGTTAGAAAATAAACATCTGAATTACCTATACAATATTGCAGATGTAACTATTAATATTGCATCTAACGAGGGATTTGGATTAGGAACTTGTGAATCATTGATGTGTGGAACACCAATTATTGTAAATGTAACAGGTGGATTACAAGACCAATGTGGATTCAAATATAATGGAGAACATATTACTTATCAAGACTATAAAGATATTGAATCTCTACACGATTGGAGAAAGTGGCAAGATAATATGTTATTAACTCACGGAGAGTGGGTAAAACCAGTATGGCCTAAAACAAGAACATTAGCAGGTTCACCACCAACACCTTACATTTTTGATGATAGAGCTGATTGGGTGGATGCAGCAGATGCTATTCAATATTGGTATGATTTAGGTCAAGAAAAAAGAGAAGAATATGGAAAACTTGGACACGAGTTTGTTTGTGGAGATGAATCAATGCAAAGTGCTCGTTGGATGTGTAAGAATTTTGAAGACCATATGAACACAGCATTTGAAAAATGGACACCAAGAGAGAAATTTGAGGTATATAAAGTATGAACAAACCATTAGTATTAGTTACAGCACCAATTGAAACTCGTAGTGGATATGGAAACCACGCAAGAGATATTTGTCAATCATTGATAGAGTCAAATAAATATGATGTTAGAATACAATCAGTTCGTTGGGGTTCAACACCACCGACTGCATTAGAGAAAGATAATCCTATTCATCAAGAGATTGAGAAAAGAATTTTAAGACAACCTTCAATGGAAAAACAACCAGATTTACATTTACACATTGTAATTCCAAATGAATTTCAACCAATAGGAAAAAAGAATATTGGTATGACAGCAGGTATTGAACATACACTACCACCTGCTAATTGGGTAGAGGGTTGTAATCGTATGGATATGACAATATTCACATCAGAATTTTCAAGAAATAGTTTTAGAAATATAGAATATGATAAACTTGACAATAAAACAAAACAACCAATTGGTAAATTAAAGATGGTCAAGCCATCAGAAGTATTGTTTGAGGGAGCAGACCCAAATATATACAAAGAAACAAAGAGTTTTTCTGAAAGAATAAAAAATCAGTTTGGAAATATCAAAGAAGACTTTTGTTATCTATTCGTAGGACATTGGTTAGGTGGTAATCTTGGTGAAGATAGAAAAGATATTGGTATGTTATTAAAAGTTTTCTATACTTTATTTAAAAATCATAAAAATCCACCAGCACTTATTTTAAAAACAAGTGGTGCAAACTTTTCAATAATTGATAGAAATGAGATTATGAAGAAAATTAATCAAGTTAAACAGACTATTAATGCACCAAAATTACCAAATGTATATTTATTGCACGGAGATTTAACTGACGAAGAAATGAATCAAATGTATAATCACCCGAAAGTAAAAGCACACGTTACCTTTACACACGGAGAAGGATTTGGAAGACCATTGTTAGAGGCATCATTTAGTGGAAAACCTATTATTGCACCAGTTTCAACTGGTCAGGCAGACTTTTTAGATAAAGATTATACCGTTAAAATACCACACGCAATGACAAAAGTTCCAAGAAGTGCATTTCCAGATGGATATACAGACGATGCAGCAGAGTGGTCAACAGTAAATTATGGAATTGCTGGTAAGGTAATGAAAGATGTATTTGAAAACTATGACAAATATAAACTTAAAGCAAAGAAACAAATGATTGTCAATAGAGAAACATTTTCACATAAAGCTATGACAGAAAAATTAGTAAGTATTGTGGATAGATTTTTAGAATCAGTTCCACAACCAGTCAAACTAAAATTACCAAGTTTGAAGGCAGAACCAAAGAAATTAAAACTACCAACATTAAAAAAGGGATAGTATGGCAGAACAAAATATAACTTGTCCACATTGTTTGAGTGATAAACAATGTTTTCAAGAGGAAGTAAAAGTAGAGAATTTTAGTTCTTATCAATGTTTTAATTGTGGATTTATGAGTAATTCACTTTACACAAATGATTCAGATGCATTGAAAAGAATTCAAGACTCAACAACAGATTTAATGAACGAAATAAGTTTCTATGATTATGATAGAAAAATACATTGGTTTCCAACAATTTTAAATATGGGTAAATTTGGTATGATATATCCAGAAGGAACAAAGGATAATTGGGTATGGAAATTTGCAAGTGTTCGTAAATTAACAGAAGAAGAACAAAAGAATCCTATGTATGAAGGACACGAACATACATTAGACATTGAAAATTCAAGAGAATATGGACAATATGAATTCATAAATGCTTGTAAAGATATGGGAATTGTTAAAGAAGGTGTATAATAGAAGAATATGGCAGACAATACAGTAGAAATTCAAAAAAGTCAAGGAAGTGACCCAACAAAGAGTGCACAAGCACTTGGCACTCGCACATCAAAGAAAAACACTACTTGGCATGCAATAAATCCAGGAGATGTAGTATCATTTAGATACAAATCAACTACTGGCTCTCGCAGAAGTATTCTTCGTGAAGTGATTTGTTTAGACCCAATGTATCGTTATAGAAAAAAATCTACGGGTCGTATTATTCAATTGTTTATTGGATTGGAAATTGATAATCAAGAAAGGCCTGCATTAAGACCAATTGAAATCAGAGAATTAATGGAACTATTATCCAGAGCTGGACAAAAGTTTGATAGAGGTCAAGTTACAGCAGGACAACAGGCAAGAATAAGGGCTATTTATACATCAATTGAAGCTTTTTTAAAAAAACGTCCTATATTTAAGACATATCTTTTAAGAGAGTGTAGAAAATATAGAGTATTTGAAGAAAATAAATATGTAGATTTACAAGTGTATAAAATTAAAGGTGGTAGAGACCAAAAGAATCTGATAGAAGATGTTCAAGAAAACATAAAAGATATTGCTAAACACTTGGGCATATCAGCAGGGAAAGCCGAACTGGCCAAAAGTAGTTACATATCAACAGAGGAATTCCAGAAATGAAAATTAGTTACGCATTAACAGTATATAATGAACACACAGAATTAGATAATTTACTACATCATTTATCTAAAAACATTAGAGATGAAGATGAAGTTGTAATTGTTCAAGATATATCAATTAAAAAAAGTAAAAGTATAGGGCAAGATGATGTTTATGCACTTGAGAAAGTTATAGAAAAGTATGAGTATGGAAGTTATTTTAAGAATCTTAAAGTTACTCAATTTGAGTTCAAGAAAGACTTCGCAGCTTTAAAAAATTACGCAAAAGAAAAATGTAGTGGAGATTATATATTTCACTTGGACGCAGACGAAATACCAAATGAAGTATTATTAAAACAATTACCACAGATATTAGATATCAATGATACAGATTTGATTTGGGTGCCGAGAATAAATACCGTAGAGGGAATTACAGAGTGGCATTTAAATCTTTGGAAATGGAGAGTAACTGAACAGGGTTGGATTAATTTTCCAGATTATCAGGCAAGAATATTTAAAAAGAAAGACAATATCAAATGGGTAGGTAAAGTTCACGAAGTGATAGAGGGAGCACAAACATATTCTCATCTACCACCACACGAAGAATTGACATTATTACACAAGAAAGATATTGTCAGACAAGAAATGCAA